ATAACGAGATGATTGCACAATGCGTTCTAATTGTTCATGATATTGTTTAGGCAAGTTCATTTGCTTAAACAAACTAGAAATAGATCGACCTTTTTTATCAGATATCCAACAGTGCCAAGCATTTTCACCGGAATGTGTTGTATTGATATCAATTTCTAACTTCGGTTTGTAATGCGAAGTAAATGGAGAGAAGAAAGCAATGTTATTACCAGATGTAGGTTTACCTTTACCTAATACTGATTCTAGTAATTGTAATAACTTAAGATTCTTCATTATTTAAATAATAATAAAATTCTGTAAGGATTCCAATTAATTATTAATATATTAATATAATAATAAGTTAAGCACATACATTACATTCCTGGCTTAACGATCGATTCAATAAATTCATCAATCTATTAATAAAATAAATTTCATTAATACATGAACAATATATTAAAAATTTTTCGTAAATCAAAAGAATTTCTTAACTATTTTTGGTTCTTCGCCTTTTTTCAAACATTCTTCAAGCCATTCGCTTGGAATATCTTTCTTTGCAACATGTTGTATGCCTAATTTTTTAGCATATGATTCATACGTAGTTGGCGAACCTTTAGATATTTTTTGCCCCGGATTTTGAAATACCATTCGTATATCAATGCCAGGATTAGATGCTAATACATGTTTCATTTTAGTACGATCAGCCGTAGTCCACCGGCCTTTCGTTTCAATATACATCGTATCTCCATTACGTTTTGTAAAAACAAAATCAGGAGTATATTTTGCTTTACGCTCTGGTACTATATATTTTAATGTTTCTGTCTCATAATTCAAAGGATATTCTGTTTGATTTATCTGCACTGATACAGATAATTCTAATCCAGATTTGTAACCATGTTTTAAAGCATTTGCTCGTTTTGAATTTCCAGAGCTGTGAAAATGATTTTTTCGCATAACAATTTTATAAATAATTCCAATTGAAATTTAATGATTTATTTTCGTATTTATTTGTTGACGGATTTAATTTAAAAAATACAACTGTAAATTTTGTTGATTTCCCAGCTAATATTGCAGTATTTAATGTATCAACAATTTCTCTAATTAATTGTATATTTTTCTTATCTTCATAAGATGTTGAAGAAGTTTGCTCAAGTTGTTTTAATTTTGGTTCATAGATTTTTAAAAATCTAGTTATTAATTTATCTGCAGCGCCTTCTTCATTATCTCCAATTCCTTTCGAAAGTGGATTCCAACTTTTAAATTCTTTGAAATATGATTCGGGATCTGTTGTTGATATTTTATAGTATGCATTGATAAGATCAATTAAATATTTATTTGTAGTAATATTTAAATTAGTTTCATTATCACCTTTTATAAAATCAACATGTACATGATCTTTATGATCATTTACTCCACCATAATTTCTTTCAGTAAAACTAGGTCTAGACCATATTTTTTTATACCATATGATATTTTGTATACCTAATCGTTCTGCATTATCTAATAAATAATTATTAACACGATCGCCTAATTTTTTATTATCATAAACCATGAAATCTAAAGCATTACCGGTGGTATGTTCTGATGCAACTGATGTTCCTGAAATATTTCTTTTATTCAAGCCCCAAATATTTTTAAATGTATTTCGGCCAAATTGATTTAATACAGCAGATAAACATGCAGCTGCTAATGGCGTTAAACTAGATGGACTAGGAATTGATTCCGATAATATTTGTTTTAATTTAATCATGATTTACTTTTCAATAATTTTTACAAATTTAGATGGAATCCATAATTTAGTTCCTTGAATAGTTATAGGATAAAATGTATATTGGGTAGTACTTCCGCCTTGTATTGTTCCTTTTTTCGGAGTTCTATATACATAATCTGTTTCAGATGTTTTATTAACATTAACACTATTATTTTTATACTCTATTTTAAAATCAGAACCAGACCAGCTATATAAATTTATCGATGATGATATAATTCTTATATATTTTTTCTTGCCAGATGGTTTCGGTTTCGGTTCCGGAGATGGTGTTATTTTAGCATCTTCTTTAGATTCAATACCTTTAAATTCTTTATTTAATTTAGAAATTTCTTTAGGGTCATTTATACCTTTAACGTTACTTATATCTTCAGTAAAAAAAACTTCTTTTTCGAAATATGTTTTTTCTAATTCGCCCCAAGAATTGTCAATATTCAAAAATACTTTATCACCTTTTTCATAAACAATGAAAACAGTGTCTTTTACTTTCCAATCTAATGGATATTTTAAACCTCGTTCATATTTGCCATTTTCATAATGACCCATGGCTTGACCTTTATTATTAAAAACTTCGCCATTCCAAAAATCGTCATTTTTAAAGTCTCCATTAAATATGATACCATTAGCTAATGTAGCTTTACCTTTTATTTTATTAAATTCAAAATCTTGTTGATCACCTACTGTTCGTATTTTTGATTCTACTTCTCCATTAAATTGTTGTATCTCATCCGTTTTAGCGTTATCATATACAATTAATCCTTTAAAAGGAGCTCCATTCTTAAATTCACCAGTAAATATACCAGTACGGTTCGTATCAAATTCGCGAATACCTTGTGTACCATTTAATGGTTTTATTATAATACTTTCTCCATCTGGAGATATTTTCATTTCAGCAGTTCCATCAGTAAATCCATAAGTTACAACATCAATAGGATTTCCTTTACTATCAACGACATTTCCGGTTTGATCTACATATACTTCCTGTGATTCTAATGATTCGCTTTCTATATCAACATTTGTTTTAATAGAATTTAAATTAGGTAAATTTAATTTAGTATTTAAATTTAAATCTTGTTTTGCCTTTTCTAATGTTGAAAACCAAGATGTCGCTTGACTATAATTCATTAATGCAACGGATTGTATTTTATTAATCTGTAATTCAGATTGTACATAATACGTAGATTTTTGTAATGCTGATTTCCATTCAGTTGAAATTTTATTTATACCTGATGAATCTTTATCAACTGCCCAAACATTCCATATTTTTTTATTTGATTTATCTAAAACTTTAAAGTATATAAATAAAGTTTTACTAGGATCATATTTTGTTGGGAAATATTTTTTAGCTACAAAATCAAACATTTTTTCAACATCTGATGATAATGCTGCATCATTAAATGTTTTTTTATTTTTACTATTATATCCAAAAAATTTATAACTACGTCTTGATGCAATAATCATTAAGCCTGTTATAGCACCTGATTGTTTTGCTAGTTGATCAGCTTTCTGGCCGCGTAGTGAGTTTGCATCTGGAATTACAAAGTCCCAACCAGATTCAGTTTTAATATTATCTTCTGATAATATTTTTGTTTCATTTAAGTAACGCTGTATATGTTTTCTAATAAGTTGATCTAACATCATAATCCAATTTTATATAAATATGTATCACCAATCAACCATAACCATTTTACCATTATAAATCATAATGTTATCCGTTTTAAAATCTAAATCTAAATCTAATTCTGGTATATTTAATTTATCAACATCAGATTCTAATGCATTTAAAAAATTATCAAGTATTGGATCTATATTATCTGTATTTTTTGTAAATTCAAATATAGAAACTTCGCCGCCTTGTTCTCGAGCGTAATTTTTATATTCTTCAATAAATCTATTTAATTTTATTTTATCAGAACTAGATAATTCAGATGCATTAGCCATTATGTACATATCAGTACCATTAACATAATATACTGGTATAAATGTTGTATATTTAGAACGCTGATTAACTAATTTTTCAGCTACTGCATATTCATCTTGCTCTTTAGTAATTTTAAATGCTTTATCTTCGTCATCAATTTCATAAACACGACCATTATCGCCAGCACCAATTAATTTAAACTGTTTATTTTTTATTTTATTTAAACAACGTTTAATATCAACGTTAGTTGTTTCGAAAAGAAGTTGTTTTAATCGTATCATCATTATCCTTTAAATACAACGTTATTATCCAAATCTAAACGTATTAAAAAATTCATATCAACATCACTACGTTTTTTTATTGGTTGCGCTAATTTACCAATAGCTAAAAGTTGCCCCACATCATTATATAAACCAATTGTAGTTATATATGGTGCAAACGTGCTACCGCTAACAAATGAATAATATGTAGAATCATCATCTCTTGTTAATGTTACATTTGTAGACATATTAAAATCACCAGCATCTAATTTAGTAAGTACAGACATTTCATAAATTGATACTGTACTTTTATATGATGCAGTAAATGGAGTATTTATTAAATTGTGTATACGATAATCCGGACTAGAAAAAACAATGATACCTTGTTTTTCAAAAACATTACCAACATAATTTGTTTGTAAAAACGTGCCACCTTCTGTTCTATTATTTAAATAACCAATTTCTGTGCTAGTTAATGATTTGTTGAATATACGAACTTCATCTAATAAACCATTTAAATTTGTAGAACTAGAATCATAGCCTCCAATTTTTAATGAATGTTTATTGTCAATTCTAGCAGATGCAGTATATGGAGAATCATAAACTCCTAACAATGTACTAGTAGTCGATGCATGCAAAGTTCCATTAACATACATATTTAATGAACTTCCAGATTTTTGACATACAACATGATTCCAAGAAGATGAAACAAAAATTGAAGATGTAATCTGTGCTTTAAATTCAGTGCTACCCGCAGCTGAAAATACAATCTGTTTACTACCACTTAGTTCAATTTTAAACGGATAAACTGGATCTAATGAACTAGATGCTTTCGTTAAAATTAATTGATTAGACGTGCCCGTATTAGACGAACTAATAAAAAATGAAATAGCATAATCATGATCGCGATCATAATAACCATCTAATGTAGTTTCTAAATATGATGATCCTATAAATTTACCTGCTAAACCAACTGATCTTTGTTGACCATTAGTAGTAGGTACGCCTGGAGTATATGTTATATTTGCTGTTTGATATGTTATTCTAGATGAATCAAAATATTCATTAAATCCTTCATAAAATTTAACTCCGGATATAATCGATGACGTATTAAATGCAGTATCAATTATGTTTCCGTATCTATCACTTGAAAATGAACCAGAAACAGATGATGTAAAACTAAATGAACCAGGTTTAATTCCTTGACCAATTTTATTCAATGGTATTGAAAAAATAGAAGCAGTTTCAAACAACAATTTTTTAGTTTTATTTAAGT